AGGTACTAATACCAGCCTGTCCCTTTTTAAGCTTATCTCTTTCTTTGGTTTTACTCTGCTTAGATTTTTTACGACGTACAGCTTTTTTTATTTCTACTCTTTTAGACATTAGTAGCTCCTCTTAGTGCTCTTCTTGCTCTTAATCTCTTTCATCTTCTTTGCCTTTAAGTACTTAGCTTTTCCAGCTGGAGTATATGCAAACTTTTTTCCATCTAACATCGGCATTAGCTAAGCTCCTATTAGTACCCATACGGCACTGCTTCCGGCTAATGCTGTAAGTAAGGTTCCCCCTCCTACAATACCAGCCCTCCATCTTTCCAAACTGCTAATCCTTCCGTTAGTAATTGCAGTATTCTTTTCTATTCTCCGAACGTGCTCTATCACATCTTCTAATTGTTCTTCAATTCGTGCAATAGCTTCACGTTGTATAGACATTTACTCTCCAGATGCGATTCCATCTGCAACTTTTACCCATCCTTGCGTGTTATCTGCTTGGTGCACTGATTCATCCCACTTGTAAATCTTCCCGTCATCTGGATCATCCAATGGAGGACCCCATAATCCTGTAGTAGTATTAAGAGTCCAAGAAGTACAAGAATCCCCATCGTCATCTATTGGTCTTTTTAAGATAAATGCATCTAATGTTGGGTCATATACAGTATTGTCTATTGCAGCATAGTTTTTTCTAAAAGGAGTGCCTCCTTCATTATGTACATTACCGTGAGTATTATAGGAAGTTTGTTTCCAAGTTGTATCATCACCGTATAAAGATTTACAGAAAGCAATTCCAGCAGCCTCATTTGGAGCATTACTATCAGCAATAACAACTACTTCTAAAACCTCGTTACTATCGTTTAGTTTTGCAAAATGAGCCATTGTTACACCGCCACTCTAACTATTACTACTCCAGAACCACCATTGCCACAATTGTTTGCAGTAGCATAATGTCCTTTTCCATCACCTCCACCGCCACCGCCAGAGTTGGCTCTAGCATTCATCGTATGAGCTGGAGAGTAGGATGTTGTCTGGGTGCTGAATTGTCCACTTCCTATAAGGCCATTGTTCCCTCTGCCCCATCCACCAGAACCTGTGTTATTATAGGAGGCACTACCCTCGTCTGAAAACATCATTCCGTCTGTATTTGCATGAGTTCCTGCGCCACCTATATCGGTTACAGTTCCACCATAGGATGCGGCAGAAGAACCGCCAGCCGCATTACTTCCCCATGCGTATGTAGTGCCATTAAACTGGTATATGTGACCACCGCCACCGCCACCGTACCATTCAGTACCTCCGGTCCATTGTGTTGTAGTGTAAGCTTGTGTTGGATCACCTCCAGCTGAGTTATAGGAAGAACCTCCACCTGCAGCACTACCAGCTCCACCGCCGCCACCTGCGGGATTGGCACCATGGGCCATTCCTACGTAACCACCTGTGCCACCATTATTTCCCATATCTCCACTGCCGCCAGTTCCGCCAGCTCCACCACTAGAACCAATGTAACCAAGGCCTCCTTGTCCACCTCCGCCACCTGATCCACCAGTTGCGTTTACTATACCAGTAGGGGAACCCTGATTCCAGTTTCTACCGGCACCTGTTCCACCGCCACCGCCTCCTCCCGGACCAGCCCGCATATAGGCTGAAGCAGAAGTCCCATCATGAAATGGAGTTCCACTAGGGGCTTCTATGTAACTTTGAGTTCCCATAGCGCCGTAGTGATTGGAACTTCCACTGCCACTAGCACCACCACCTCCAACTGAGACAGTGTAATCACCAGCTTCTAAATAAACCCATCCTGTTACACCAAGATTTCCATCATCTCCTTCATTTAAATCAGCAGATTGTGCGCGGACAGCACCGCCGCCACCGCCTCCGCCACCTCCATTAGAGGGGGTTCCTTGTGCTGCACCTCCTCCACCGCCGACAACTAAGCATTCTGCATAACCCGCTGCCGAAACAGTCAGTGTGCCAGAAGAAGTGAATTTCTCAGCGTGGTAACCGGCATACGTCACTTCTGTTCCACCATCTATGACAGCCCAAGCTGCTCCACCAAACAAGCCACCGTTTAACCATGTGGAGATGGCTGTTGAAGGCCAAGCAAAAGTTGAATCCCACCTTCCTTTAAAGTTGGAAACAGCCTTGCTTGGATTTGTTCTTTGTTGATCTACTCTAGTCATTCACCACTCCTAGGCAGTTATCTTATTAACATATCCCGAAAGCATAATCACGTTTGTAGTTGCAGCAAACGCTTTAACTACAAGACCATTCTGAAGAATAAGTCCGGGAATTACAAGAGCTAATCCTGACTCAGCTACTACGGTGTACTCAATATGTCCACCAATAGCTGTAGTGTTTCCCCACTCAATAGTGAGTTTTCTGTCTGTTCCATCTATGTTATTTGCATAGATCCATATTTCATCCCAGTTAGTTGTACCAGCCACTGCTGTGTGAATGGTAGTTCCTGCGGAGGATGTGGCCGCTACTGCGATCATTTGACCAGTAGTACTGCCTGATAAGTCGTCCTTTGTTATTGTTGCCATTTATTTCCTCCTAGGAAAATACTCTTCCGTGTAATACAACACTTTCATCACCTTGATTTATAGCACCAGTTAGTGTTGTACCACCAGCTGTAGCTGTACCTGTGACAATTGCATTACCGAATATGTAAGCATCAGCGTCTTCATCTACTAAAAACCTTGTAACATCTGCACTACCAACACGAGCACGTACAGAGAAGACGTTTCCATCTGCTGTAATATCTGCTAATGCGTTAGAACCATCGTGCTCTGCTACGTAGATATCAACAAGACCTACACCAGATGTAGTCTTAGTTGTCATAGCAGTACCACCAATAGAATGTATCTGTGTTACTTGGTCTTCTGCAGCATCCTCTGCTATAGATGTTATTTTTAATCCACCTAATGTAGCAGAAGATTTTTGGAAAGCTGCATAGGTGTCTGTTTCACCCCCTGTAGTATACGCATGTGCAATATCACTTGACTTAAATGCAAGTACTTCATTGTCATTTGCGCCTTGGTTAATTGTTACACCGAGTGTCATACTACCATTAGCAGATTCATTTACGTAAAGGGTGGAAGCAAATGTTCCCCCAGTTACACTAACTACACCTGCGTTTGTAATTGTTGCGTTACCAGATAATGTCTGCCATTCACTTGTTCCCGCTGACGAGCCGCCAATAAGTACTTTGGCGCTAGTAGGAGTGCTTGCAGTAATACCTACTTTAGCTTGTGTTGCTTTAATCGCAGCGTTCTGGTTATTTTGGTGAGCAGCAGCGGCAGTATCTACGTTATCCGCAAGGTTCTCATTAAGGTTAGTATTATCATCTAACGCACCGGGATAAGCTGTTGTTCCTGCCATTCATACTCCTTAACTTGGCTCTGTTGGATAAACTACTTCAGCTAAGTTTGATTGTGCACTAGGCAAATCTCTAAGAGCTTGTCTGTATGTTGCCCATTCAGCTTTTTTAGAATCGGATAACGCAGTATCCGGAGATTGGGTCCAGTCACTCGCTGCTAATGCTAAATTCCTAACATCCCTGTCTTGGGCTGTCCACGCAGTTATAGGTTTGATAATAGTACCACTTCGACTATCAGAAGTATCTTCAATAAGTTCGATATCACTAATATCTACAACGTACTCTAGAGAGACTCCCCTAATAGCGGTAGCCTCGCTCGTTCCCCACTCACCGTCGGTTGTATCCATTCGATTAAAATACTTATCAGTACTTTTTTGTTTAAATACTCTGTATTTTACAGCCATCATAATCTCCTATGCAACAATCATTTTATATAAGTATATGTTTCTAATGTCAGAGTGGGCTCCTTGGGTACCTATTCCTAGACCTACTTTTGTAACAGTATCCACTACAATTGTACCGCCCATGTCGGGACCACCACCATTATATTGAGGTTTAATTCCGTAATAGTTAACCCCGTTGTGATATGTTCCCCCATATAACATCGCGTGTTGGTAGCCTCTCCAGTTAGTATCAGCAGATTCACGACCACCTATGATACATTCAACCCAAAAAAATCTTTCATTATCAGCCGTCGTTGTGGCTTGGAGGTATGCTCCAGTGCCCCCAGTCTCTGTATCATTTAATTCTTTAAAAGCATTGACGGACATGTTCTGACTTGTACCATCGGCATCGAAGTGGGCTTGGAATACCATTTTCATTGGAGTCGTCGCGGGAACACTTAAACTGTCAAACTCTTTAACAACAGCAGTGGCTGTACCACCAGTAGTTGATATAGTAGTACCTACATCTGACGCTATTAGTTCCCACTGACCACCCCCTCCTGCCGCAGCAGCAAATGTTGGAGCTGAAGACGTTCCACCACCAGTTAAGACGGTACCAGAAGCCCCTAGAGCTAATTCAGTGGCAGCACCAGAGCCGTTCGTATATACTAATTTCCAGTTTCCTAGGCCAGTCATTGTTGTTGCGTTGTGAGCGTGGCTATTATCTGTTACTGTTATAGCACCTGTGCTTGCTAAGGACGCATCCCCAGATACTGCTTGCCATTCGCTCGTACCTGCCGATGAACCTCCAACAAGAATCTTACCACTAGTAGCGGTGCTTGCGGTAATGCCTAATTTTGATTGCCCTGCTTTGATTGCAGCATTTTGATTATTTTGATGGGCAGCAGCAATGGTATCCGTACCATCTGTAAGAGTTTCATCTAGATTATCATTATCATCCAATGCACCGGGATATGCGGTAGTACCTGCCATTTAATCTCCTCTAACTATACCTTCTACGTCTATTTCGTCTAAAGATAAGTTGAATTTCTACTGCGTTATATTTAGGGGTTCCATATTTAGAGGTACCTCCATAAGTTTCCTTACTTCCTGTATTACCAGCAGCATATCCTACATTTCCTGTACCTGTTGTAAGACCAGCCATTATACTCTAAATGTCCCTGTTACTGAAAAAGTAAATGAAGCGTTATCCGTGCTAGCATCTGTCACTGTCCACTTCACACGGAGTGCATCACCCCATGCAAGGTCAGCAACTGAACCAGCTGTCAACGCACCATCATTAATTGTTCCAGACGTTTCACCGCCTGTTGCACCGGGATATACATCAGCACGAAGCTTCTTTGCACCCCCGTTACCTAAGACTTCTGTGAAGGATACAATATCCATCCAGTCACCATTAGGCATCTCTCGCTGAATAAATACAGCAAGTTTGTCACCTGCTTCTGTGGCTGCGGATGTAACATCAAGCATGAAGTAAGCACTCGTATATGGAGCAAGTCCTTTCACAGTTGTTGTATCACTCGCAGTTCTAGCAGCAGACGATACTAAAGTTAAGTTGTACATATAGGGCATAGCATTATGTAAATTGTGCCCATAAGATACTCCACCTGACATTTTCCACTTCCTTTATAGTAGAAGGGGGGAACTTAATCCCCCCTAACTAGCTATACTAAACTCTCATATGAAAGATCATCGTTGTATCAATAGTGTGAGTCCCGTGTGAGGACTGCACATCGACTTGAACTACGTCACCCTTTGTGAAATAAGTTTCATCAGATCCGGCTATAGCCTGACCAAAAGCACCATCTACTCCAGCCGCTAATGTTAGCGTAGAGTATGAAGATGTTGTAGCGTTAGTAAGTCGTATTACTGTATCAGTGCCGCCATCTTGGACACCAACGTACCAGTCATACATATCTATATACCCAGAAGCAGGAGCAGAGAAGGCAGCGACTACACCAGCGGTGAGATCACTATAACCCTCGTCTTCTGCTAAGTTTCCGGGAATGTGTACTGTTATCGGTAATCGAAAGTGATCATCAACTTTGGGCATAGTGTGACCAAAGAACCGATATGATTCTGCAGTGTTACCCATTTATATCACCTCCTCCTTTAACTTAAGGTTGTACTCAACGAATGAATCCAGCCATGGGCCTTATCAGCATTTCGTACTTCCATTGTGTACTCACCAGTAATGGCAGCAATCTGTCGGTCGCCGTCTACTGGGACTGGTGTAGTAAAGAATGAACGGTCGTTGCCGTTACCCTTAAGTGCACCAATGCCTAAGTACTCTTTTTGTACTATAATCAAGTCTTCTGCCTGTACATAGCGATCAAGAACAATGTCTAGGTCACCAAACTCAGACTCGTAAGTACCAACAATCACACCGAGTGCACTTTCTTGTCGGTCAGTCCGTACATACGGGCTAGCGAAAGAAGAAAGAACTCGCTTCTGTGTTGCGTTTACTAGAATCGTGTCTGGCTTTCCACCATCATTCCAGATATCTTGTAGAGCATCGACAAGAGTTTTCTCAGTTAGTTTAGCGTCAGAAGCATCTGTTACGTTGGCAGTAGTAGAGGTCTTAATAAACCCGTACAGTCCACCCATTCTTCGTGCTGCTTGTGCAGTGTTAGAAGAAGGAAGGTCATTCCTGATACCGTAGTGAGCAGCTCTTTCAAGCTTAATTACGATTTCTTGGAACTTCTTAGCAAACTCTCTATCAAACTCATTAGTAATACCAAACTTCTCAACTGACTCTGAAGTACCAGAAACTGATACTGCATCGTGGAAGATCTGAGTGTAATTACTATCTGTGCCTAGCGCAGTTGAATTGTAAACCGTAGAGAAGGTCGCACCATCTGCTTGTAGGTTACCAAGATTGTAGATAGTCTGACCAGATACGTTAACATCTAGTCCGTGTGATGCGTCTTCTGTTTCATCTGCAGCTGCAATAGTTAGCGTACCTGCAGATGTGTTCATTGCTGTAACAACACCGTAAGTACGGGCTACGTTACCAACTGCAATCAAGTCACCTATCTTGAAGTAGTTAACTGAGGTTGTTCCAACTGTTAATGTTTCACCACCTGATCCGTCTGAACCAGTTAGTAGAACTTGTGAAGGGATTAACTCATCACTTTGCCATGTATGCGTTGTAGCAAGACAAGGGTACGCTAGTGAATCAGCACCTGCTACTGCAGATCCTGCTTCTGAACCCATGCCCAACATGGAAAGTAATGGGATATCCCTAGGGTCGATTGCATCAATGAATTCTGATACATTCTGTTTGGTAGTATAAGCACCGCTATCAAAGATAGACCTCATACCACCGGCGGCACCATCTGTGCCGGTAAATGCCGTTACCATTTAGGTATCCTCCAATTTGTTACTGGAGTCCAAAGCTTCTCTTGTAAGAAAGTATCTGTCCCTGAAGTGCTACAGCCACTGCGAGTTTCTTCCCCTTTCGGGCTTGTTCGTATTTCTCCTCCAGCTCAATTAGCCCTGCGTTGACAGCATCACTGCCATCGCGCCTACTCGTTGAGGCAG